CATCACTCCGCAGACTACAATGGAAGGCAGAAAATAATGGAAATATCACAATGCTTATATGGTTAGGTAAGCAGTATTTGGGGCAGACTGATAAGCAGGAATTATCGGGTAGCGCAAGCAGCCCTATCATAGTAAAGTTTAAAGATGACTAATGTTATTGAAATTAATTATAAACCCCACGAAAAGCAAAAGCTATTTCATAAATCAAAAGCAAGATGGCGAATACTAGATTGTGGTAGAAGGTGGGGAAAGACTGAATGCGCAGTTGCTGAAGGATTAAAGTTAAGTTTTATTAAGCCAAAACAAAGGGGTTGGATAGTATCTCCAACTTACCCATTATCACAAGAAGACTGGCGGGTATTAAAAGAAATGCTGCCAAGCGAACTTGTAAAAGATGAGCTAAAGGCAGAGCGCAAGTTTGTTTTAATTAATGGTAGTGAGATTGAATTTAAGAGTGCTGATAGTGAGAAGTCGCTTAGAGGGGCTGGGCTTAATTGGTGTGTTTTAGATGAGGCAGCAAGAATAAGCGAGGAAAGCTGGAATGCACTTAGACCATCGCTTTCAGATAAGCAGGGATGCGGAATTTTCATATCAACTCCAAAAGGCAAGAATTGGTTTTACAGGATGTTTTTAAAAGGGAAAGAGGGGGTTGATAAATATGAAAGCTGGAAGTTTCCCTCAAATACAAATCCCTATTTTCCACAGGAAGAATGGGAAGAGGCTAAAGCAAATTATCCTGCCGATTGGTTTAGCCAAGAATATGAGGCTAATTTTCTTGATGATATTGCAAGTGTATTTAGGAATATTGACAAAAGCATAAAAGGGGAATTTGAAGAACCGCAGGCTGGTAAGAAATATTATGCTGGAATTGATGTTGCCAAGTATCAGGATTTTACTGTTATAACAATAATTGATGAAAATAAGCACGTTTGTTATTTTGACAGGTTTAACAGGCTTAACTGGGACGTGCAGAAGGTAAGAATAATAAATGCTTTAAATAAATATAAGGCTGTTGGCTATATTGATAGCACGGGGGTTGGAGACCCTATTTTTGAGGATTTAGTTAGGCAACTGCCGAACAGGATATTTGGGTATAAATTTACAAATGAAAGCAAGATGAATTTAATAACTTCCCTGCAGGTTGCATTTGAGCAGGAAGAGATTAGCTTTCCTAAGATAGATATTTTAATTGATGAGCTTGAGGCATTTGAATATGAAATGCTTTCATCTGGTAAATTTAAATATACATCCCCAGAAGGATATCATGATGACTGTGTTATTTCTCTTGCACTTGCAAACTGGGCAAGGGAACACGGGAATTTAACAATAGCAAGAAATGCTAATTTTAGCTTTAGGTAAGGATTATAAATGTATGACACAAATTACATAGTCAAGGTTGCAAAGGCGTTAGAGCCTACTATTTTTAATGATGAGCAGTTGGAGATAATTAATGAGCTTCTGAAGTATCAGGATTATTACGATAATGATGTTTTTAAGCACATAGTCAGGGTAAATCCAGAATACGAGCAAAGGGTTTATACAAGTAAAAGCTACATCCCAACTCAAGTGCCTTTAAACTATTCAAGGCTGATAGTTGACAAGTTATCATCTTGGCAGTTTCAGGAGGGAATTGACTTTAGCTGCGCTTCTGAGAGTAACCAGAACAGGGCTGATGAGATAGAAAAGGATTTATATTTAATCCACAAGCAGAACAAAATGGACGAGAAATTACTCCAAGCCGCAACAGAGGCTAATATAAGCGGTGGGGTGGCTTTTAAACTAAAGTATGATGAGGCTAACAAGTATGTAAGGATACTGCCAAGAAACAGGATAGAATGCTTTCCTGTTTATGAGTTTGATGATTATGAAAACATTTATAGGGTTCACTTTATAGCATTTCAGGATGAGAAAACTATATGGAAGCAAACCTATGATTTTGAGGCTGGGGTTTGCTATATTGAAGAGGCTTTGTATGATACACAGAATATATCAGAGCCAAAAAGTGTGATAATTCCAAGACAAAAGTTAGGGTTTAATGGCAAGTGGGTTGACTTTCTTCCTGTTTACATAATCCCAAACATACCGCAACTTGGTGAGGTTTGGGGATTATCTGAGCTAAGCGACCTCATACCAATAATTGACGAGATTAACAGGAAGTATTCTGATTTATCCGATAGCTTGAGGTTTGATATGTTTGCAATAACCGTAATGCTAAATATGCAGGTTGATAGCGATAATCCACCAAAGACAAAAGCTGGCGCAATCTGGGACTTGGCAGGTGGAACTCCAGACGGGGCAAGGGCTGATGTGTTTAAACTTGAAAGTCAATTTTCCTATATTGAAAGCCTAAAATATCATATTGATTCTTTGGTTTCCTACTTGTTTGAGTTTTCTCAAGTTGTTAATTTAAGCGTTGACAGGGTAAGCGGTTTGGGAAGCCTATCTGGGGTTGCTTTAAAATTGTTATTCTCTTCAATCATATCAAAGACTGATAAGAAAAATATAATCTGGGCTGTCAAGTTAAGGGACATTTACTATGGGGCTTTAAAAATGAAGCAGATTTATGAGAGCTACGACATTCCAGATGACTTAGATATTGAGGTTATAATGCATAATCCAATCCCACAAAACGAACAGGAAGAGGTAAACGTTTTGGTCCAGAAAATAACTGCTGGGCTAATTAGCATAACAAATGCTATGAATGAGCTTGGAATTGAAAACCCAGAAGAGGAAATAGCCAAGATAATTGAGGAAAAGAAAATGTTTGACAGGGAATTATCCATAGAGACAAGAAATGAATGAGTTTGAAAAATATCTTGAGGTTAACAGGAAAGCATTTATAAAACTGACCGAACAACAGGAAAGGGAACTTGCAAGGCTCTATATTGAGGCTGCTGGTGAAATAAAGGAAAGGGCAGAGCTGATTATAGACAAAAAGGGGCTTTCTTATGCTGCTGCAAAGATAAGGATTAAATCGCTTTTAAGGGAAGCCTCAAGGCTAACTGATAACTTCTCCAAGCTACTTGACAAAGCCTTACTTGAAGCTGCCGATTTAAAGGTTGAAGCTGACAGGCTAATACTTGAAAGTCTACAACAGGAATTAAAAAGTGAGGGAGTTAAGCTAAACTTAACAAGGATATTAAGCAAAATCCCTCCAGAAGCAGTTAAATATACCTTTAACAAAATATGGGAAGACGGTTTAAAACTATCAGACAGGGTTTGGCTACTGGATAAGGTTACAAAGCAGGAAATAGAGAGAATAGTAATGCAGAATATTTTAGTAGGCGGTTCGGCTTCGGATAAGACTACAATAGCTGCACTTGAAAATCTGCTTAATCCAAATTACAAGAAAGCTAAACTAACCTCGCTTCACGGTAAGAGGGTTGGCTACGAGGCTTCAAGACTTTTAAGGACTGAAACCAACGTATCGGCAAGGGAAGCGCAAAGGCTTGCTTCGCTTAGAAATCCTGCAAGCAAGGGGTTTGTATGGAGAGCAAGCGGTGATTGCTGTGATATTTGTGAAAGCATAAATGGGGAACAATTTAAAGCTGATGAGATACCGCACAATCCGCATCCAAACTGCAGGTGTTGGCTGGAAGAGGTAGTTGAAGATGTAGATAGTTTTACAGACAGGTATCTTGAGTTTATGGATAATCCCAAAAGCCAACCAGATATAGATGATTGGTATAGGAATGTTTATAAGAAAGCTATTTAAGAAGGTGAATTAATATGGCTCCCTTCCGAAGTCGGGCGCAACAGAGATTTATGTTTGCAAGAATGCCTAAAATTGCAAAACGTTGGGCTAAGGAAACATCTAACATAAAAAACTTACCGCAAAAGGTAAAGAAAAAGAAAAGGAAAAAATAATAGCATTAATTAAGGGCTTCAAGTTTGAGGCTCTTTTTTATTGCAGAGAAAAAGGAGTTTTGAATGGACGATATTAAAAACGTTAATCCAGATGGATTAGCTGAAGATGGCTTAGACGAGCCAGAGGGAAATGAACCAAAGATTTATGATGCCGATTATGTCAAGAAACTCAAAGCAGAGGCTAAAGAGTATAGACAAAGCAAGGCGGCATTAAAGAAGGAATACGAAGAAGTAAAAGCAAAATTAAATGCGCTGGAAGCTGAAAAGCTATCAGACGCAGAAAAGAAAGAGCTTAAAATCAAGGAATACGAGTCGCAACTTGCAGAACTTAGCAAAAGAGCTAAGGAAAAGGAAATTGACAATCTTATCTTAAAGTCGGTTGTTGGTAAGAATTTTGTTGATATTGACACGGTTTCACTGCTCATTAAGAAAGAGCTTGAGGCTGAAGAGGAAATAAACGATAAGACAGTCGCTAAGGTTGTTGATAACTTGATTAAGAGCAAGCCTTTCTTGGTTGCTTCAACTTCGGCAAATCCTTCAGATGGTAATTTTCCTAAGAACAAACAAGAAAACAAAACTGCAAACCAAATGCTTGCAGAAATTTTAAGAGGTAGAAAATAAGGAGTGAAAAATGACTGATTATGATTTTTTAAATGCTACGTTAAATAATGATGAGGGCGGATATTTAGTTCCAGAGCCATTAGCTAAACAGTTGTTATCTAACATTAATGAGCAATCTGGCTTGCTTCCCTTGTTAAGAAAGTGGCCTATGTCCTCATTAACAGAGGATATACCGCTTTTGGCAAGCGGTTCAACCGCATCTTACACATCTGCTGAA